CGATCCTGCAATAATTGGTGTTGCATGTTCTATTGTATCTGATATGACGAATGGTAAATACAATTTGTTAAAATGGGACAAGCAAGAAAGAAAATACTACCCAATAGAAATAAACTTATATGAAAGAGGAAAGATAGATGAGTAATTTAGAAAAAATGTTTATTGAGGATGCACCTCAACAAGTAAATGAATTAAATAATGTAGAGTCATTATCTAGCCATGTTTTAGAGTTACAAAAACTAGAAGACGAAATAAAAATGGACGAAGAAAAATTGACTAGAAAAAAACAACAAGCAGATAAACTATCACAACAAGTAATACCAGAGATCATGGACTCTATGAAATTAAAAACTATGAAACTAAGAGATGGTTCTGCAATAGAAATAAAAGAAATTTATAGCGCAACAATACCTTTAGATAAAAAAGAAGGCGCATTTAACTGGCTTCGAAATAACGACTTGGGTGATTTGATTAAGAATGAAATCACTGTTTCCTTTGGTCGTAACGAAGATAACAAGGCGAGCGATTACGCAAACCTTGCCGAGAGCAATGGGTACCAACCGGTTCAAAAACTTAAAGTGGAACCCATGACTCTCAAAGCACTATTCAGAGAGCGAGTCGAAAAAGATTTAGACTTACCTTCTGAACACTTTAACCTGTTTAAGGGAAACAAAACAAAAATAACAAGGAACAAATAACATGAGTGAAGAAACAAGAGACGTAGCAACAAAACAAGGTGGAGCACTAGCAACTTTAGACTTCGTATCAGATTCAGGAATGGGTCTTGAAAACGTAGACAAAGGAGATCTTGCTTTACCTTTTCTGAAACTATTACAATCAGGTTCAGATGAAACTAAAAAAAGACATGCAAAGTATGTTGAAGGCGCTGAAGCTGGTATGTTCTACAATACAGTTACTAAAAAATTGTATAGTGGAGAAAAAGGAATAGAAGTTATTCCTGTATTCTACAAGATGACATATCCAGAGTGGGCACCTTTTGAACGAGCAGAAGGTAGACCTGTACATAATGACAGAGGCCCTGGAATTATGGCAAAGGTAACTCAAAATGATAAGAACAAAGATATACTTGATAATGGTAATGAGATTATCAAAACAGCAAATCACTTTGTAATTATCAATGGTGAGAGACCGGAGAAAGCTCTTATGACAATGAAATCAACACAGTTAAAAGTCAGTAGACAATGGAACTCGTTGATGGAGAATGAATTTGAGAATGATCCTAAGTCAGGAAAATCTTTGCAAGCACCAACGTTTTCAAGAATTTATAAATTAAATTCTGTTGAGAACACAGGTACTTTTACTTGGCATGGTTATAATGTGTCTATGTTAAGAAAAGTAGACAATGCCGGCCTATATCAAATGGCTAGAGATTTTTATAACTCTTTGAAGGGTAGTCAGCAAAAAGCTGCTGCTGCAAACCAAGAGGAATCTAACTACTAATTCGCCTCTATGGAGGAGATAGGAGCGGCAAAGCGAGAGTAGAGCCGCTCCGACCCGGGATCTTATGGTTGATAAATTTATAGAATTATTTACTGGATACCAAGGAGACTTTGGTATCGCTGATATGTCTTCAGCACAATTAGACACAGACAAAAACAAACTTAAACCAAACTACGAATGGGCAGGTAGACCTATTACACAAGGTGATTATCGTGATCACATTGAAGGTAAGATATCAATAGGTATACAACCATGTAGATTAGACAAGACAGTACAGTTTGGTTGTATTGATATAGACTCAAAAGATTATGCAAGTTTTAAAGTTGAAAACTATTTAGCATTATTTCAACAATTTAAATTACCTTTAATACCATTACTATCTAAAAGTGGAGGACTGCATTGTTATTTGTTTTTAAAAGAACCAATACCAACTGTCGATCTAATCTCGGCATTGAAGTCTTTTCTTCTGCCACTTGGATTAGATCCTGATACAGAAATTTTTCCAAAACAGAAAGAACTAAAGGAAGATGACAAAGGAGAAATAAAACCAGGAAACTTTATAAACTTACCATACTATAATAATGGTAACACTAAAAGATATGCAGTCGACAAAGACAACAACAAATTAGATTTAGAAAAATTTTTAGATATAGCTTATCAAAGTAGAATAGGTAAAGAAGAACTAGATAAACTAGTAGAAGAAACATACAAAAATATATTACTAGGAACTCATGAAGAATTTAATGATGGTCCACCTTGTCTAGCGTTGTGTTCTAAAAGAAAGTTAGATGATGGTAGAGATAGATTTATGTATAATTACATGGTCTTTGCTAAAAAGAAATACAAAGACAAATGGCCAGATCAAGTTGCAAAAGCAAATTATAATTATTTAGAAGACCCATGGG